GCAGGACAAAGTATGGCGCCGATGCAGGGAAGACTGGTCTGTAGAGGCGTTCAAAGAAGCACGGCAGCGATACTGGAAATGGAACCAGTTCCAACAGCGGCAGTTCATTGAACAGATGGAGAAGGCCCATGAGCGACGTTAACCGGCTGCATGATCTGTTCCTAACAGCAGCCGAAACAGACAGGCGCATGCCGCCAGCCATGCGTAAGCAGAAGCTGTCGTCTTGGCCGGACTATCCGCTGGACTGGCATGGCTATGGCTGGACACAGGAAGGTGAGACAATACTGAAGCCTACCAGCAGACAGATCACAGATTATGATCGGGCCATGCAGCTAACGATTCTGATGGATAAGGATGACCGCAAGCTGGTCTGGGCTGTCGCGCACAGTGCTGCCTTCAAGGCAAGAGGTGCGCCTTGGACACGCCTTGCCAGAATGTTGCAGCTAGGCACGGATGGCAGGGTGGTCAAGCGCAGATATATGGATGCGCTGCTGCGGTTGCACTACAAGGCAAGGGCGCATCGGTATGAGGTGTAGGCGGGGCCGTTAAGCCGCCGCCTGATCTTGGTAAAGGTAAATTCCCGGCTTGTTGGAATCGGTTTCAAACCAATTCGGCTTGATGTCCTCAATGTCGTAATGCCCGGAAAAATTGGCATCGCCATCCCAGACGACGCGCACCAATCCGTCATTGCTAATTGATTGAACGGTGCCGAATGTCGGGCTGTGATTTACGCCCCAGAAGCCAATAACGCGCTTGCGGACGCAAACCTGATTTGCTGTGTGACGCTGCACAAAATCGAGCAGTGTGGCCGCATACTCTTCCGCGGTTTTCTCTGCACGGCTGTCAGGGTTCCTGCTGACGAAAGCAATTTCCGCGACCAATTTGTTAAGAATTTCTGTATCACTAAGGTGCATTGGTTGTCTCCCGTTGTTGAATTACCTTACACAGCTAATATCCTATGTTTGACTTTAAAAGTCAAGTATATTGATGCAGTAAATCAAAAAACATCAGCAAGGGTGTTGCCAAAGGCACGAAATCTGGTATCGTTTCGATATGCTGGCGCAAGATATGGTTGCAGGGTGCAACCTGACGCAACCAGCGCAACCAATCAGGACAGATCATGCGGAAGTACCAGCCGTCACAAGTTGACTGGCCTGCTATCAGAGCGCGTATAGAAGCCGGTGAGGGCTACACTAGCGTGGCCAAGGACTATGAGGTCACAAGGCAGGCCATACAAAAGCGCTGTAAGCGTGAGGAATGGCTAAAGGGCAAGGACCGCACCATTGCTGTGCGCCGTGAGTTGCACAAGCGCAACCTGATGCTGGCAAACGCAACCCCGCAACCTGACGGGCAACCGCAACTGGTTGCAGGGGCGCAACCAAAGGCAGCTTTGATCGATAGGAATGATAAGCGCGGCGTAATCCTTGAGATGCTTAACGAAGGCGTGCCAAAGGTTCACGCGGCGCGTGCCGCGGGTGTGCATGAGAACACGCTGACACGCTGGCTGAATGAGGACGCTGAATTTAGTGACGCGGTACGCGCAGCAGAAAGCGCTGCTGTCGCTTTCAGGGTGCGCCGGATCGGAAAAGCCGGTGAAAAGGACTGGCGTGCCGATAGCTGGTATCTAGAACGCGCTCACAGGGCTGAGTTTGGCTCTGACAGCCAGAAAGGTGGCGGTGTAGCGGTCCAGATCAACATCGAGCGTGGTGGCGATACAGAGGTGATTGACGTTACACCTGGCAGCTAAACTATAACAAATCTATAACAAGCCGTTGTCGTCTGCGCTGTGATCCAGCGTGGCTGTGCATTGCAGGGCTGACGACCACCTGACTGCAAGGCAGGATCAGAATCTGATGGCCCCCGTGGCATGCCCCCAGGCCAGCCGTCGCGCGACGACGAAGGCGTTATGTAAACACGCCCGCTTCTACAAAATCACAGGATTTCAGGTTGCACACTGGCCCCCGCATCATTGACCTTGCGCCCTTTGATGGCAGCGACAGGCGTGCGTTCATAGACGGCGCTGGCGTAATTATGCTGTCGAGGGACAAGCGTTATTGCACGCAGGAGAACATTGACCAGGTGGTGGCTCTTTGCGGTGAGATGCCTTTGCAGAGCGTCTGGGTCAACTATTTAAACCGTTTCGCCCATCTGGGCTTTACTGATGAGCATTACTGCTTGATGCGTGCTGCTGGCTGGGTTTGGCGTGCGAGCAACATTAGTGAATATCGCAAGATGATGAGATACCGGCCATCTTGGGATGACTGGAGTCCACCGTTGGTTGTTCGTGAGCCTTCTTTTAAGAATAGCGAGGCTGCACTGCTGTTTATGGAACGGCATTTCGGCAGAGTGTCTGAGTAATGGCTCAGAAAACGATCAAGCTGGACTACACGCCTCAACCAAAGCAGGCGTTGCTGCATAAGTGCAGGGCCAAGCAGATATTGTTTGGCGGTGCTGCTGGCGGCGGCAAGTCGCATAGTGGCCGCTGGGATGTCATCGGCTTTTGCTTGGAAAACCCTGGCTTGCAGGCGTTCATTTTCAGGCGCTCGCTGCCTGAACTGGACAGCAACCACATACAGCCGCTCAAGAAGGAAATGCCGTCAGAACTTGGCATCTTTAACGAGACGCGCAAGCGGTATGAGTTTTATAACGGCAGCACGATCCAGTTCCAGTATCTGGAGCGTGATTCAGATTGTGATCGCATCCAGGGCACAGAGATACATATAGCGCTGGTCGATGAGGCGGGTCAGATGACCCCGTATCAGTTGGGATACATTAAAAGCCGGATGCGTCTGGGAAACTTTCAGCCCAAGCAGGCAGAGTTTTTGCCGCGCTTGGTGATGACGGCCAATCCAGGCGGTCAGAGCCATAATTTTTTAAAAGCGCTCTATATAGATCCGGCACCGGCTGAGAGTTATTTTTTCGATCACACCATGCGGGATCCCAACAACCCGTCCGACAAGGGCTGGTTGACGATGTACATACCGGCCAGGATGGCTGACAACAAATATATCGACCCGTCATATGCATCCAGTTTCAGCGCCCTGCCTGAAGAACTGGGCCGCGCCCTGCGTGAAGGCGACTGGGATTTGGTGGTTGGCAGTTTCTTTGGCGATGTGTGGAAACGCGATCTGCATGTGATCAGGCCGTTTGATATCCCTGAACACTGGACACGGTTCAGGTCGTTCGACTGGGGCAGCGCATCACCTTTCTCCGTTGGGTGGTGGGCTGTCGCAGACGATCATGATGAATATCCTGATGGCGCATTGATCAGATACCGCGAGTGGTATGGCTCCAGCGGCAGGCCGAATGTGGGCCTGCGGATGACAGCAGAAGAGGTCGGGGCCGGTATTCGCAGCCGTGAGGGCTATGAGCGCATTGATTTCAGTGTGGGCGATCCAAGCATATGGAAATTTGACGGCGGGCCATCGATTGGTGAGCGTCTGAGCAAAATGGGCGTCAGGTTCCGGCGTGCAGATAATAGCCGGATCAATGGCTGGGATCAGGTGCGCCAGCGCCTGATTGGTGATGATGGTATCCCAATGCTGTTTATATCTAGCGACTGCGTGGACACGATCAGAACGCTGCCGGTCCTCACACACGACAAGCACCGGCTGGAAGACATTGACACGACGCAAGAAGACCATGCGGCTGACGACATCCGTTATGCCTGCATGGCGCGTCCGTGGCAGCGCAGAGCGCCCGAAATAGATGAAGACCCGTGGCGTCCACCCACCATTGACGAAATGATGGCAGGGCTGGAAAACGCGACGAAGCCGCAAGGCTGGAGATTGTAAATGGCTGAATCCTACGCATATGACCGTGAGCCGACCAAAAAGGCTGATCGTGCGGCGTATTGGAATGATCAGATCAGGCGTGCCAGAAAGTTTGAAGAAACATGGCATGACCGCTGCTTTGACATCATAGACCGCTATCGGGATGACACGCCGGAGCGCACCACGCGCGAAACGCGCATGAACATCTTCTACAGCAATGTAGATACGCTGAAATCAAGCCTGTATTTCAAGACGCCAAAGCCGCGTGTGACACGCCGATTCAAAGACCAAGACCCCATCGGGCGCATCATATCGACTGTTTTGCAACGCGGTTTGCAGTATCAGCTTGATGTTTACAACTTTGATGCAGCCGTGAGGCGTGTGGTCGAGGACATGCTGATTGTCGGGCGCGGCGTCATGCGGATGGTCTATGAGCCACTGCTGGTTGAGGGCGATCCAGAGCGCATCCCCCTGCAAGTCAACAACGTCATGGGCATTGGCGAGGTGGCACCAGGGCAGATGGGCGAGGTGCCAATCGGTCAGTCCTTTGTTGACCGTGATGGCAACCAGGTTGACCAGAACATGGTCAGAACTGACCCGATGGGCGCGTTTATGGAAGGCGATCCCATTGAATATATCGGTGAGCAATCAATCCGGTGCGAATATGTACACTGGGCTGATTTTACCATGTCACCAGCCAGATCGTGGGAGGATGTGCATTGGATTGCGTTCCGGCACCTGATGACACGCCAGGAACTGGTTGATTACTACGGGGCCAAGGGTGAGCAAATCGCGCTCACATATCACGGGGATACAAACAGCGGGTATGACGACAATCAGATGCCGTCAATGGCTGAAGTCTATGAAATCTGGGACAAGCGCAGCCTGAAGCAGATATTTATAGCCACTGACTTTGATGACATTCTGGAGGAATTTGAAGACCCGTATAATCTGGAGGGCTTCTGGCCTATGCCAGAGCCGCTATATGCCATCAGCACGACAGACACCACGCTGCCTGTGCCTGAAATCCTGACATATGAAGACCAGCTATTTGAACTTGATCTCATTACACAGCGGATTGCAAACCTGACAGAAGCCTTGAAGCGCCGCGGCGTTTATGATGCGTCTTTTCAGGAACTGCAACGCCTTGCAAATGCTGAAGATAACGCCTTCATACCAGTAGACAACATGGCCATGCTGCAAGCTGGTGGCGGCCTTGCCAACGTCATGCAGGAAGCACCGCTAGACAACCTGATCAAGGCGCTGGCACAGCTTTATCAATCGCGCCAGATCGTGGTGCAGACCATTTATGAGATCACCGGCATATCGGACATCATGCGCGGCCAGTCGGCCAGCCGTGAGACAGCCACAGCACAGCGCATCAAAGGCCAGTTCGGGGCCATGCGCCTTGTCAACCGGCAGCGGCGCGTGGAGCAGTTCCTAGACCAGATCATGGAACTAAAAGCCGAATTGATTGTTGAAAACCTTGAGCCGTCACTGCTGTCACGCATTACAGGCATCAACATATCGCCAGAGGTGGTCGCAGTCATGCGTGATGAGCGCCTGCGCTCTTACCGTATCTCTGTTGATACTGAGGAATCTGGCGCAATGGACAGCGCATCAGAGCAACGCAGCCGGACAGAGTTTCTGACCGCTGCCGTGCAGTTTTTGCAGGCCATCGGGCCAATGGTGGCATCAGGCGCTGTCGGCTTTGATCAGGCAAAGCAAATGCTGCTGTTTGCAGCACGGGCCTTTCCTGGCGCACGCGACTTGGAAGAAAGCCTTGAGAGCATTCAAGCACCGCAGTCGGGCCCAAGCCCGACAGACAAACTGGTAGAGGTTGAAGCCGCCAAGGTGCAGGCGCAGACACAGCAGGCAGCAGCAGACGCACAAGTGAAGGTGGCACGCCTGCAACTTGATCAGCAGAAGGCAGCACAAGACGCAGCATTCAAGCAGCAAAAGCTGGAGATTGACGCAGCCAAAGTGGTGACAAACGGATGAAAAACACGGAAGCAGTCGGCAAAATAACCTGGCTGATGGGCCAGTCGGATGAATATTGCGATTACACCGTGGATGACATCCACCGCTTGATCCTGCCGCCGGTAGCGCTTCAGCAGTTCCGCATTTGGGAGGCCGAAGGCAATCCTGTCGGCTTTGTCACCTGGGCGATGCTGAATGAAGAGGCACAACAAGGCTACTGGGACGGCACCAGGCTGTTGCAGCCGGATGATTGGCAGGCTGGCGACAATTTGTGGCTGATTGATTTTCTGGCGCCCTATGGCGGCGTCAGGCAGATGGTAAGAGAAGGCCGCGACCATCTGCGTTCAATATTTGGCAAAGGCGTTCTAGGACGCGCAAACCGTATCACGAAGGGCAAGGGATGGTTCGCAGTTACTTGATTGAAAACCGCATCTGCTACAAGAGCGATGGCGGTTCATCTAGCGGTGGCAGTGATGATGACAGCTACACACCTCCATCAACACAGGTAGAGCGTGGTCGCGGCAGAACAACATCAGCACCACCACCGCCGCCGCCGCCACCACCACCACGAGACGACGGCCCTGATGAGACGCCACCAGCACCGCGGGGTATCCCCAGACTCTACGATGTAAATCCTGCACCACCGCCAACACAGGTAGAAAGCCGCGCTCCATTTGTTCGTCTAGATGAGAGCTTCACGGTTACTGCCGGTCAAGACAATGTCGCGCGGTCAAATCCAAACGAAATGCGCGCGCGTGAACAGGCGGTGCAGGACGACTACATCAGCCGATTTCGCCCTGATTTAGATGTTGGCAGTTCACAGGCAAGGGATGCTTTTGCAAATCTTGTAAGCAACCCGTCACCTGGGATATCTGCTCAAGTTGCAGAAGTACAACGCGCAGAACGTGCAGCAGCAGAACGCCAAGCACTTGGCCCTGTTATTCCAGCGCCTGTTGTCGCTGCACCTACACCAGTTAATGACAGCGCTGAAATGGCACGCCAGCTCATTGAAAACGCTGCCAACGAATCCATTGCCAGCGGCATTGATCGTGAAATCCTTGACAGCGTGCCTGGTGCTGCCGGACGCAACGATCCTGCCAGCGGATTCTTTGCTGATGCGTATGATGAACTTTATGGCGGCACCGCACCTGGTACGGGTATTGGTACGCTTTTGACAAGTGGGCCTTTAGGCGCTTTGACCAACCAGCCAGACCCTGCCGATGCGGCTGCGTTCAATGTGGGAACATTGCAACGGATGGCGCGGGAAACAGGCACCGGCACCGTAAATCCAAATACAGGTGCTGTGACGGGCGTGCGAGCTGGCCCAGGCACTTTGAGCATGAACAGCTTTGGTGGCGTCGTCTATAGCGGTGTGCCAGACCCTAATTATGTTGGGCCGTTCCAGAATCTGGTGCGTGGCAACACCGGCACCATGTCCAGCGAGGACACTGACGATAGCCCCATGCCGACACAGGCACGAGAGCCGGTTGACCCTGGCACGACCACGCCAGAACAGATCGACGATCTGGCAATCAACTATCTGCGTAATCCCTTTTACCTCTACAGCGGCGCAAACAACCTGTTTCAGCCATATGGCTATGCAGGCGGCACCTTGGTTGATCTGCTGCAAACGCGGAACATGACCATGCCTGACCAGGCCGCACCAAATCTGAACCTGTTTGGCAACCCTAGAGATTTTACATGATTGAGATTGATATGGATCGCGCTGATGACGCCTATCAGGCGCTGTCAGAGCAAGAAAAGGAAATCATCCGCGAGGCGCTGGATAGCCCGTTGGCTGGCGTGATGAACAAGATATTCCCAGAAATCATGCAGGCCATCGGCACCTTCCAAAAGCCGCGCCGAAAGATGGATGCAGAAATGCGCCAGGTGGCAGCAGGGATGCTGATGAGATGACCACATATGTATATCGGGACGGCAAGATCGTTCCCAAAACAAGCGCCGCCCCAAAGGGCGGCGTTTCCATTTTAAGGGATATCGAACCGTATCAAAACATGAAGGATCGTGGCTGGATTACCAGCCGTTCACAGCACCGCGAGTTTTTGCGGCGCAACAACTTTGTCGAAGTAGGGAATGAACAAAATCATCTTTTCAAATGACACAAACTGAAATGCAGCTTGATAGCACTGACGCTGGTGTTGAGGCCGATGCCTCTATCCCAGCCGCGCAGCCAGCAAGGCCCGAAACAGTCGCAGAGACACTTGCTAAAACATTACAATCATTTGAGGGCGAAGCCGATGAGGTTGAGGAGACTGACACGCTACCAGAGCCTCCAGAGCCAGATGAACAGACAGATGAACAGCCTGATGAGCCGGATGCAGAGGTTGATGAACCGGATGAAGCGGAAGCTGAAGAAGATGAACCCGCTGAACTAGAGGCGCTGGCCGCGCCGAACCATTGGCCCAAAGATTTTGCCGGAAAGTTTGAAGCGCTTGAGCCTGCTGCACAGCATATGTTCATGGAGCGCTATAAAGACCTTGAAGGCGACTATACACGCAAAACGCAGGAAATCG